GGATGAAGGCGTTTGCGTTGGACGTGAGGGGGTTCGTAAGAGGAAGCCCGTTCGTGTCCGTGAGGGTTAGCGGCGTGCTGTTGGTCGTGTCAGCCGAGTCGTAGACGGTAACGCTGGCGTTCGCGGCCCGCTGGAGCGTAACCGGATCAACGACCAGCTGCGGGTCGAAGACATACGTGGTCACGGGATTCCTCTCAGTAGCGGTCTAAGGGAAGGGTGAGGCGACGAGCACCGCCCCACCCAATGGGATCGGTTCAGACGCCCGGGGTCGGGTACGGTGCGGCCGGCGCGGGAGTCGCAGCCGCGAGCGCTTCAGCCGTCGACGCGGCGAGATCCGGTGCCGTCTGAGGCTTCACCTGGATCACAGCGGCCGGCGTAACAGACTCAGACTGAACATCAGTTCCCGGGCCCGTGGTGACAGCAGTCGTGGAAGCGGCAGGGGTCGAAACGGTCACGTTGGTTGCAGCGCTCTTGGAGTAAGTGTCAGGGGACGCGGACAACCCGAGCAGCACACCAGCCCAAGGCCATTGCTGCTCGAGGACACGGACACCCACGTAGTAGATGGCGGTCAGAGCGGCGCCGAGGAACGAGCTCAGCCCGTCGAGCGCGGTGGTAGGGAGCGTGACGTTGACGAGCAGAAGCCAAGCGGCTACTTGACCCACGATCACAGGGACAAGGGTTCGGATTACGGACGCAACAAGGGCATTCATGAGTGGGTGTCCTCTCAGTTGGCGGGGGAAGTGGTGGCGGGCTTCTGGACGTTGAGCGCGATAACCGTGCCGTCGATGAGCTCGACAAGCTTCTGATACGTCGCGTCGCTCGACTCAGCGTCCGGTGCGTTCTTGACCTGCTCAGCGAGTGCCTTGACCGCCGCGAGCGTTGCGTTGATGCCGCCGACAGCGCGTGCATCAGCCCACCCGAGATCCGTCTTGATACTCGTCGCCGTGCGGCCCGAGGACGGCACCGCGCCGTCGAACCCGTACCACGGGAACTCGTGCGACACGACAGCCTCAGCCAGAGCAGCGAGGAAGCCCGGATCCTTGAGAGCCTGGGGAAGGATCTCATTCAGAAGACGGTCCTCGAGCGAACCGAGGATAGTCTCGGCGTACTCGGGCTTTCCGGTTCGCCGGTTGGTGATCCAAGCGCCGGCGCCAGCCCAGATGCGCTTAATGTCGTCGTCAGAGAGCGCCACGTCTTCCTCCTGCGGTATCGGGGTGATGTTGCTTGCTTGAGCGGTGATGGGGGCCGCGTAGCCGTCGCAGTAGTTGCGGGGGTCGACGCGGCCGTAGGTCCACTGGTCGAGGACGTAGCCGGGTGGCAGCGCCTCGAAGTGAAGGTGCGGGCCCGTAGAAGCTCCAGTGTTGCCTGTGTATCCGATGACCTGACCCTGGCTGACGCGCTCGCCCTGGACGACCGAGACGCTGGAGAGGTGGCCATACGTGAAGTCCGGCTCCGCGTCGCCGCAGTTGAGGATGATGCAGATCGAGCCCATCATCCACAGCGGGTTATCGTTCGGGGTCCAGTCAGCCTGCCCCGCGAAGTCGATCACGCCGTCACCCACAGCGAGGACGGGCGTACCGATCGGAGTGGCGAAGTCACGGCCGGTGTGGCCGCCCGGAGGATTGACCCGAGTGCCGTCCGGCAGGGTAGCGTCCGGGTTAGCGCCGAACTCCTGCGTCACAGGCCACGCGTGCGGATCAACAGGCCAGATGTAGCCCATCACTGTCCCCCGTTCACGTTCACAACCGTCTGAGGGACATTGCTCGGGCACCCCTCGAGGTGTTCCTTCAGCGCCTTCCCCTGCCTATCGACGGCGTCACGGAGACTCCCACCGCTATTCGGGTGCAGCTCGTGCTCAATGTCCGCAAGCCGCTGCATGACACCGCGGCGGGCAGGCACGCCTGGGCGCTCTTCCTCGCCGGCCCAGTCGTCAAGGAACTGGGCGACCTTCCTGGCGAAGGGCCCGCACGTCTTCACAAGGAATCCCACGGCAGCCCCCAGAATGATGAAGGCCCCCAGCCATGGGGCCACACTTATGACGTCACTGATCCATTGGGGCATCACTTCACCCATGTCCCCGAGAAGTTGAAGTTTCCGTACTGGACGAGCGTGAGGCTCGCGTACGTGCTGTAACAGGTGAACTGTCCGTCGTTCCACAGGCGAAGGTCGAACGCACCCGCGTAGTTGTTGTAGTTGTCGTTGAGACCGGCGTGGCAGTCGACACGGTCGCTCGGCGCCCATGCGGTGGGGATGATCTGCCCCAGCTTCAGGCCGCCGCGATCGATAGCTACCGCGGCAGCCGTGCGGACGAGAATGCCTGAAGCTGTGTACCGGTAACGGCCATCGGATAGGAGTTGCCGGGTAACGTCCCCCGTGACCGTCCAGCCGCCGAGCGTCAGCATCGGCGTGGTCTCGGCAACCTCATCCACCCACAAGGGCGAGTCGTTGCTGTCGAGCACGTACGCCCACTTCTGACCCGCGATCGTCACCCGGGCCCCAACACGGGCAAGGTACGACAGCGCCAGCTGATCCTTCGCGACCATGCCACCATTGCCAGCCCACACTCGGAGATCCACGATCGAAGTCGGGGACGTGTACCCAGCCGTCCACTGAACCAACGCAAGCGGCTGATCATCCGTCACGCCCGGGTTCTGCGTCCGCGGCGGAAGCTGCTCCGTCGACGTGCCCTGGATGATGACGAGCGACGTCGTCCCGCCCGGGGGAGTCCAGTCGCGGCGACGCACCACGAGATCCCAGCGCGTCCCCGAGGAAGGGAGGGTAGCCTGCGTGACGGTCTCAATGGCGGTCGTGGTGTCCATGACACCCTGACCCCAGCCCGTCCCCGCTGCAACGTTCAACTGTCCGGGGTTCGCGCCAGCGGTGACCTTCCAGTCACCAGCCGCCTTCACCCCATACTCGGACGAGCCAGCAGATGGGACGAGAGCAGCCCACTGGGCCTCATTGACTGTCCCGTCGTATCCGATAGAAGTCAAAGCCACGGGCTATCTCCTGTTCGTGTTGATGGAAGCTCGCAGCTTCTCGAGGAACTTCGCGAGGACGCGGTCAGCTGTCGGGTTGATAGCCCCAATGACTGGCGTCTGGGTTTCTCCCTGTTCGCGGGAGTAGGCGAGGGTGCATTCACGGAGCACGTCGGTTCTGGTGACCCCGCCGATGTCGACGGTCACCTGATCGCCGACGCGGACACCGTTCTGCCCGTACTGGAATTGGCCGGTCTGGGACAGTGTGACCGAGAAGCCCGAGAGTGGTGCGCCCTTGGTGACGTCCTGCTGTGCGGCGCCGTTCAGGTCGGCCTGAGCCGCCGTGTTGGTCGCATCGACGTACGTCTCAACGACATCGCCATAGTCGGATTCGAGAGTGCTGTCGACATAGGAGCCGAACACGCGTGCCGTGCCGTCGCCCTGACCGCCAGAGATCGCACGGGACGACGTCGGCACCGCATCCGAGTAAGACCAAGCGGTGATCGTGCCGCCCTTCTCAGAGAGCGTGTGCGGGTAGGTTCGCGGCACGTAGACATCGAGCACGAGCCCCGCACCGGACTGCTGCACGCTCACGCCGATCCCGGCCGCGTCGATCGCGGGGAGAAGCTTCTCCGCGAGCGGCTGCATGCGGAGCGCAACACCGCCCGGGATGGTCGCGCCGCGGCCTTGGTCCGTTGCCACCGTGACGGGCATCGCGAGCCTGTTCACGATGTTCGCCGTCACGAACCCCTTGAGGACCGTCTCGGCCGCACCCGTCCGCGTGTCATATTCCGACGCCGTCTGGTTCGTGTAAGGGGAGCTCGGGACCGGCCACCCAAGAACATTCGCAAGAATCCTGGCATCATCCGCGAACTGATACGTGATCGTCGCGACCTTCGACGGGCCCTGACCACTGACCAGTGTCACCTTCCCCGACATCAGGAATTCCCACGAGCCGCCCGCTGGTTTGTGCTCCACCAGAACACGGGCACCCTTCGCCGAAAGCGCGGACGCCATACGGTGATCCGCGTCTATCGTGAGGGAACCCGTGCCCTGCTGGTTGTGCCTTGGCGTGACCGTCAGCGACGTAGGGTTCCCCACATAGCCTTGGAAGGCGAACGCCTTGTCGTAGACGGTCACCCGAAATGGGTTCGGCATTCAGCCTCCAATCACCAGGCGCGGTAGTACCTCGGGGTGAAGCTCGCGGCGATATACCCCGTGCCGGCCATCGCGAGAGTCAAAGTGACATCCTCGCCGGGTGGCAGCGGGACGAACTCGCTCGAGGTCAGTTGAGCGGTCACGTCGGTTCCGTCAAGCGTTGCCGCCAGCACCGAGGGATCGGTGTCGATCACGAGCGTCTGACCCGCTGCAGCGGTGATCGGCGCGACAACCGTCGAACCGTTCACGCCAACCGTCACAGAGGTGAACGGGCCATAGGCCGTCCATGTCAGGTACGCGTCGACGTCGCCCGGGTTCGTGAGCGTCGCCGTGTCCAGCGTGTTAGCCGACGTGATGTTGAACGACGGGGCCTTCGAAGCACCGTTGAAGAAATCCGAACCAGTGCTCGGCGCCCACGACCGCTGAACAGGGTCACCAGCCCAGAACGGGTCATCCGCCGTCAACGTCACCCCGTAGTGCGCCCACCCGTACAGGGTCGGCATGAGGTTCCACGTCGTGTTCCCGTCCTCCTTCAAACGGAGGGTTAGGGAACGCCGACTCCCGTCCGGCAGCGTGACCGTCCATGTCCCTGTCTTCTGCGGGTCGAGGGTCCGCCAGAACGCACGGTCGAGAGCCACCCACTCGGCAGCCCCGGAATCCTGCCAGACCTTCAGAGGCCAGAACACCTCACGGGAATCCGCCACAGCGCCACGCCAACGGGCCCCAGGAACCGCGGGGGACTGGGACCGCCAATGCTGCATCGGCGGCATCCCAAACCCCCGCACACCCGCCAACATCCTCACACCACTGGACGGGTCGCACATTTCCCAAGTCGACCCGTCCCAGCCCGTCCACGTCAGCGGCAGAGCCTGCCACACCGAACCGGGAGGGCTGGGCGGCACATACGGCGCCCCGTACACGATGCCACCCACTACGCAACCACCCCGATCATCGCCAGCGCATCACGCCGCTTCGTTTCCGTCTGCCTCGCGAACTGCTCCGGGTCGAACGTGTACACGTCGCCATGGATGTTCGTTGAAGCGTCGATCGACTTCCCCGTGCCGTGCGCCTTGGCAGCCACATACATGGGTGTCGGCTGGTACGCCGGCGCCTCAGGCTTGTACCTTCCAGCACGCATCTGCTCGAGCATGGGAAGCCCGTACTGCTTCACCCTGGCCGCGGGCATGATGTACTCGCCGTTCGACACTCGAGCGAGCATCGAGTCAGACGTGCCACCGCCAGGGCCGCGGAGAAGACCGCCCCACGGGAACCCGCCGACGATGCCGCCCGAAGCGAACGCGAACGCCGACATCTCCGTGGTGAGGTGGAAGCCGCCGCCTCCCCCGCCACCGGACGCCGCGGCTCCATGCTTCTGGCGGGGATGCGGAACGTACGGGTGCTTCTGGCGCGGATGAGGCACATAGGGGTGCGCCTGCCGAGGGTGAGGCACATAGGCGTGGTGCGGACGCGGATGCGGCACATAGGCATGCGCCGAACTGTGAACCGAGCCACCCGACGCGAACCCCGCATTGGCGGACTCGAAACCCATGAGCCCACCCGTGGCCGATGTGGCTACAGGTCGCGTAAGGCTGGCACCGCCAAGGCTCTGTGCCCGATCAACGACCTCCGTACCAGTCTCCGTGTAATAGATCCCGATCGTGACCTTCTTGCCGTTCAGCTCGTTGGCCTTGTTGTCGATCCCATTGAGCTTCAGCATCGTGTCGATGTAGTTCTGAATCGACGTGTCGATGGGGACGTTCTTCGGGATGCCAAGCACGGAGCGGGCCATGTCATCGGCCTTCTGACCCGTGATCCCGAACGCCTTGTAAGCGTTGATCAGGTCGTCATAGGTCGCGTGCAGGTTCTTTGACAGATCCTCTTGCGACGCACCGTTCTTCGCATTGGCTTCGACCACCTTCAAGCCAGCCGATGCGAGATCATCGAGGGCCGATTGGTTGTCGCGGCCAGCCTTCGTGTTCAGGTCGAGCGTGGTCCCATTCTTATTGAGCGCATCACTGACCTTGTCGATGGCCTCGTGATACTTCACCAGCGCCTCGTTGGCGCCGATCTGCGACAGGCCCGCCTTCTCAAACGCAGAGATCAGCTTGTCCATCGCCGTGACCGTGCCATCGGCCGCGAGCCCGATCTTCTCGAGCTCCTTCTGAACGTCCTGCGAAACCGGGTGGATGTTCCCGAGAGCGTCAGTGTAGGAGCCCGTCGCGGCCGTCGCTGCGGCAAGCTGCGGCGGCATCTTCCCCTGAGCGAGGTTCAGCAGATCCTGATCCGACAGCGTCACATGCGCCTGGTTCGCCATCTCAACCAGAGAGGCCTTGTAGCCGGGGAGAACGTTCAGCGCATCCTGTGCTGTCTTCCCCTGCCTCTCGAAGGCGTCCGCGATCTGATTGAACGTCTTCGACGCAATGTCGAGGCTGCCCGAGCTCGTCAGGTTACCCATCGCATCACCGATGGACTTGAACCGGTCAGTTACCTGCCCAAGATCCGACTTCGCACCACCAAGGATCGACTGCACACCGTCAGCAACGTTCTGAAGCACGGCCGGCACATGCGGGTCTGCCAACTCGTGCACAGCGTCATTCAGGTTGTGGATCCTGTCCGCTGGGCCGCTGCCAAAGCTCGAATCCCAGTTCTTGAACATGGTGTCCAGAGACGACGCCTTGTTCGTGTGATCCAATGTGATCATCGCCTGCGTCATGTCCTCAACCGACGCCGTCTGCTTCTGGGTGAAGATCGTGTCAAAGACTTGGATCGCGGCGACCGAGGCCGCGGCGATCGTCGCGGCCCTTCCGATCGCGCCGAGAACCCCCGGAACCTTCGAACCGTCCGCCGCGAGCTGCCGGAATCCTTGGACCGTGTCGAGGATCTTCGGCGTCACCGTCAGGAACGTCCCGGCTAGGAGCGCTGCCGCGCCTGCCGCCGCCGTGAAACCGAGGATCGTTCCCTTCACCGGCTCGGGGAGGGAATCGAAACCCCGCACAACATCGGTGACGGTCTGAATAATCGGCCTCAGGAACCCATTCGCGGTCGATCCCATCTGGATCATGCCGTTCTCCCAGGCGGCCTGAAGCTTGCTCATGTCACCGTTGAGGGAGTCCATCTTCCCCGCGGCCTGCTTCGCTGCGAACCCAGAGTCGTTGACAGCGTCGATCCACTGCTGAACGCCAGCGGCGCCAGCCTGGTACAGGATGTTCGCGCCGACGATCGAACGTGCGCCAAAGATGTGCGCCATCATCGCGTTACGCTCAGCCTCGGAAAGGTTCTGCATCTTGTCGTGCAGCTGCCCAGCGAGGGACGTAATGCCCACAAAGTGGCCCTCGGAGTTGTACAGCACGAGTCCGAGCTTCTCCATGTCCGCACTCGCCGTCTTAGACGGTGCCGCAAGCTTCAGAAGCATCTGACGGAGATCCGTACCGGCCGCCTCACCCAGAAGACCGTTCTGAGCGAACAGCGCAAGGGTTCCGACCGTATCCTCGAGCGAAAGGCCGAACTGATGCGCCACAAGGCCACCAGACTTCAGGGCCCACCCGAGCTCAGACACACCACCGAGCGCCTTGTCGGCGCCGGCGGACAGCAGATCGGCGACGTGCGGGATGTCCTTGCCCGCCAAACCGAACTGAGTCATCGCGATAGTCGCGATCTCCGTCGCGTCCGATACCTTGATCTGGCCTGCCGCGGCCAGAGTCAACGAGCCGACAAGTGCACCGCCGAGAATGTCCTTGACCGAGATACCAGCCTTGACGAGCTCGATCTCCGCGTCAGCGACCTGAGTCGCAGAGAAGCCGATGCCCTGGCCAGCGTTCATCGCCGCATCCCGCAACGCCGCCATGTCGGAAGCCCCAGCATGCGAGAGCGACTGAACCTGAGCCATCTGGGCATCGAAGTCCGCGAACGCCTTCACAGCCAGAAGAACCCCAGCCTCAGCCGCGACACCGAAACCGAGCATCGCCGTGCCAGCCGCGTTCCATGCCTGCTTGTGCTCTTCCGCCGAGTACACAAGCCGGCCCATAGCCGTGCTGCCGTTATCGGAGAACCGGGCTAGGTCATCCTCGGTCTTCCTCGTGGACGCCGAAGCTGCCGCCATAGCGGACTGAAACCCCGATACCTCAGCCTTCAGGCGAACAACGATATTGCGGTCAGCCATCAGGCACCTCCGGGCTATTCAGATTTGTCTAAACGAGTGACATACTCGGGCGATGAGTCAGAACCAGAAGAAGCCCGGCGACACCCTCCTAGGGTTCGGGGCAGCCCTCGTGATCATCGGCGTCATCTTCTTCTTCGTCGCAGGCAGCACAGGGGCCCTAGGGTCACCCGCGTCATGGGCGGCGCTGATCGTCGGTCTAGCCCTGTTCGGCGTCGGCCTGCTCCAGAGGCGCACGGCCACCGAGCGCCGGTAGCGGGTCGTCCGCCTCCCGCGTATACACGGCACCCAGACGCTCCCCGGGCTCTGGTTTGTAATCCTCAGCGCCACGGAACGCCTCAATCGCCGCTTCGGCATAGCAAGCCGTCTGGTGCACGTCGAAATAGCCGTCGTTCTCCGGGTGATGACAGATGTGCATCGGGTACCCGCACGAGCACATGCCCGCCTCGTACTGGGTGAACGCGACGACGATCTTTCGGTCCTTCTCCGTCCAACTACCGTCGCCGCCGAGGAACATCGTCGGCGGCTGACGGTAATCGCGGGCCGTCTTCAGAAGAGTGACTACCCCTGGCCACTTCCCAGACCAGAGGACTTCTGCGAGAAAGGGACGGTTACCTCTGGGGCCTTCATCGTCGCCAACTGATAGGCGCCCACGATCAGGTTCATCTGCGCGCTGCCTATCGCATCCGAGAGCTTGCCGAGCTGTTCGAATGTCAACCGAGGGGAGACAAGGGCGGCAGCGACGAGCCGGCGGCCAGCCTGATCGGGGGTGTCCTTCGCTGCCTTCGACTCTTCGCCGATCGCCGTAATCTCATCCGACGTCAGACCCTTCACGCGAATCAGAAGCCCGGAATCGTGGAACGCCTGCGCCTTCGCCAGATACTCGGCCTCGAGCGCGGACGGCGAGTCTGCAAGTGACTGATCCTCTTCCGGGATCCGGTTGAGCTCGTCAATGCGCCGCTCAAGGTCATCGAGGTCAGCGAGAAGATCCGCCCGCTTGTACACGGTCACCGAACGCTCCGGGCGCTTCGCATCGGTCAACCACGCGTCGAGGTCGAAGTCCTCGGGGGCACCGAGCGGGGCAGTCTCTTCTTCGGGGGTAAAGCTCATGGTTTATCGGTCTCCACAGACTCGGTTTCACAGACTCATGAGGTGGGTGGAAGGGCGGGCAGGGGGAGTCTGTGGGGGCCCCTGCCCGCCCGGTCTAGGGTCAGGCCGTTACATCTACACGGTGGTAGGCGGCCTGAACGTGGAACGGCTGACCGAACTTCACGTACGACGCGTAGTCCTTCGGCGGCTGCGGGTCATCAGTGACAACCTCGTAGATGTCAACCACGTCACCGACAGCGAAAGGCTGCGTCGACGGGGGACCGACGCGCTCCACGAGCCACACACGGATGCCCTTGCCCGTGAAGATCGACCACGCGACATCCTCAGTCGTGACAGACTTGCCACTCGAGTCGAGGTAGCGGAAGAAAGTCATGTCGGCCGAGTAGTTCGACGCACCCGGAACAGAGGTGTTCAGGGTCGACGCGAGAGACGCCTCATTGACCTTGTCAGCACCAGAAGCGCCGAGCTGGTACGCGGACTTCAGGATGCTGTCAGACAGATCCTTGCAGTTGGTCGTGGTGAGGTCGGTCGCGAGGGAAAGCGCCGGAAGAGCGGCCGGCGCGGTAGTCAGAACAGCGCACTTGACGGCGCCGATAGCGAGTGAACGGGGCATTTGTCAGGCCTCCTGCGGAATGGTCGGATCGGGGATTGATGCCTGCGCCGGCTGCCCAGGCTGGGGAACTGCTGAAGACGGGGGAACGTCCGTGAGATTCAGGTTGACGCCGTCTCGAATCCACGTGGCGGGGATTGGATGGGCGAGCTTCTCTCCCGTGTCCTTCCGCCACGCGTCAATAAGCTGAGGCATTGGCCCTCCTAGGGCATCAGTTGGGTCACGCGGGGTCGCTGGTCAGGTCGTACTGGTCCACGGCGTAGAACGGGTGCCCGTAGCCCGTGACAGACACGGTCAGATCGGCCTGTATCGGCATCTGAGGGGACTGGACGAGCGGGCCACAAGAACGGCCAGCCACGACCGGTTTCTTGCGGTTCAGGGCTGTGCGGGTGATCTTCACCATCGCTGCGGCAGAGTCGAACGTCAGACCCGCGACCGTCGCATACACCTTCAGCGTCAGAGTCGTCGGATCATCCGAAAGAGACTCCGAATCCTCGGTGCCCGTGTCGCCCCAGATCACCACATACGGATAAGTCGGGTTATCGGGAACAACACCCTTGTAGAGCGTCGCCGAAGACGGGATCAGAGCACGCACCGCCGCGTAGTGCGCCGCGATGTCCGCGCTCACAGCAGGCCATCCAGAGTCGCCTCTAGTGCCCGCTCGAAGCCCTGGGCCTCATCCGCGAGCGCGGCCTGCGGGTTTCGGACGGTCCCACCGCCTGGGCGCGATGAACCGAAGATCGCGATGCCGGCGAGCGCCGCCGCGGATCCCGCCGCCTTGTCGTAACCGATCTCGGCCTCAATCGACGCGTCGCCGTCGAAACCGAACGTGTTCACGTCATAGGTGACGGTCCGGGCGATCTGCTTGAAGTGCTGCGACTTCCTAGCGTCCGCCTGCATAGCGTTCTTGATGTTCTGCGCTGACTTCTTCAGCACCGCGGGGATCTTCTTCACCGTGCGCGGTGCCGCGTCGATCAGATCCGCCTCGAGCTGAGCGAGCCCAGCGATTCCCTCGGTCGTTATCCCGTACGTCATGACACCAGCTCTTCCACGCCGAGCCGCCTAGCCGTGCCAAGCGACTTGTTCATGAGACCGACAACCCGGTACTGGCGCCCGACGAGATCCACGTCGTACGTCGCGACGTCTAGCGTTATCTCGTCATTCACGAGCACACCCACCGCCGAGACGGGGATATCCACCTCGTACCGCTGATTGATGAACTCGTGCTCACCGCCGCTCTTGACGAGCTCACGGTTGGTGAAGGTCTGCACCTTGCACTTGCCCGTGTAGACCGTCGCGTACGTCGGGGTGACAACACCTGTGTCCGGATCTGTGGTGTCGCCCGTCTTGCGCCGGATCATGCACGAATCGACCATCAGCGACTCAGCCAGGCGCCGGCCGCGGTACAGCACAGGCCCGACACTCATACGGTCTTCACCACCTGAGCGCCATTACCGAACTGAGCCGCAAGCCATTGCTTGGTGCGCGAGGGCAGAGTCATCGGCGTGACCGCCTCAACCTCGAGCCCAGTGGCGTAGGACTCCTTGAAGTCATCCACAGCCACAGACGCGAACCTGCCGTTATTCAGCCCAAGGTCACCCGAACGGTACGCATCAAGGCCAGCGATGACCATCGACACGACGAGCTCTGCGATGTCATCCGGCGTGGTAGCGAAACCGTGCGTGTAGGTCACCTGAACGAGCTGAGGGCCCTCGAAACCGGGTACGTCCGAGGCTCCCCACCCGTCACGCCGGTACAGGCCAGAAGCAACCTGCAACCAGTCCGTCAGATTCTCACCGGACGCGACCAGAGTCACCGACGCCACAGATTGGATCGGGAGCCCGGGGAGACGGAGCAGCTGACCGTCAAACGCGGCCAGCTGCACCGTCGACGTAGCCTGAATGATCGGCGCCCCCGCTGCACGGATCACGGCCGCCGAAGCCGAGCGGATAAGGCGCCCGACAACAGCCGTCTCATCGCTCGCGATGACTACGCCGTAGTCCGTCAGATCGGAAGTGCTGATCAAATTGGCCACGTGCTACCCCTTCGAACCCTTACCAGCAGCGGGAGCCTCAGCCTCAGCCGGGGCAGAAACAGGCCCGGAAACCGGGTTGCCTTCGGCGTCGACCCACACAGCGTGGCCGCCGCCAACCAGACCCGAAGCGACCTGATCATGAGCATCGAAAACGACGCCATTGGCGCCCTTGACAAGCGCCATCAGACAGCCGTCACAGACACGATGCCCGCGGGCCGAACCGCCTTCGCGCCGTAGACGTGAAGACCACGGATGCGGTCAGCGAAAGAGTTCTGATCGCGAAGGCCCTCAACGGACTGAACCTGCGAGACGAACGCGAGAGCAGACTTGTGGAACGCGATGATCTGCGGCTTCGCGGTGCTCTGCATGTTCTCGGTCGTGTAGGTGTCGAACCCGAGCAGGCGACCGATCGTCGCGTTCCGGAGACCGTCCGTGGTGCCGGCGGTCTGCGAGCTCATGAGCTTCGCGTCCGACGCGTCGAGAAGGGCCTCGAACTCGGCGTTCATCACGAGCACCCGGTCACCCTGAGGCACGAGAGCCTTGTTGAGCGCCTTGCGGGCGTCGCGGATCGCGTTCCACGCGCTCGTGGCGTCAGTCGGGTTCGTGCCCGGGGTGACGACCGTCGAAGCGGAGAAAGCGAGGTTCGCGAGGAACAGGTCGGCGTCGTTTGCGATGCCGTACGCGGCAGAACCCGTGTACTCGCCGAACGACCCCGCGGCCTGAACCCGGTCGATGTCGTCAACCTTGAAGTCAAACGACTTCTCCTGGTTCACGAGCAGCGACTGAGTCGTGTCCGAGATCGCATCCGGCGACGTGGTCCGGCCAGCGGCCTTGTAGTCGTGGATCGTGATCTCAGTCAGGCCAGTGATGTTGACCTGGTTGCCGGAGGTCAGATCGCCCTCGTACTCGCGGTTGGTAAGAGCAGCCCAAACAGCGGTGTGGCGGAAGCCGATGAGCAGCTTCGAAGACCACAGCTGAGGGATGAAATTGAGAGTCGTCACAGCGACTGTCCTTTCACTTGGTCACACATTGGGGGGAGTGAGCTCACTGGCCTCTCTTGAGGCGGTCTAGCCGCCCTTCCGCCTCAGCCTTGACAATGGCCTCGGGGGACATGTTCTTCAGATCGGCCTGCGTGAGTTGTCCAGCAGGGGCCTGCTTGCCACGCCCACTGTCGAACTGCCTCGTTCCGCCTTGCGCGGCCAGCGAGGGGTACTTCGTAAGGAGGTCCGTGATCGCATCGACGACGGCCTCCGCATCAACATCGCCATTCGCGTCAACTGAGATCGCCGACGTGTCGATGAGCTTCTGAACCAACTCGGGGTTGGCGAGCTTGCCAGTAGCGGCAGCCTTGAGCTCCGCATTGACAAGCTTCTGGTTGGCCTTCGCGGTAGCCTCAGCGCTGGCTTCCTGACGGATCCGCTCGCGCTCCTGCTCGTCTGCAGGCTTGTCCTTCAGCGCTGCGGCATCCTTCAGGGCCTTCAGTTCGGCCTCGAGAGCGGCCTTCGCGGCGCGGGCTGCGTTACGTTCGGCCTTCATGGCGTCGAGAGCCTTCTTACCGGCGTCGCCGAGCGCTTCCTGACCGTCGATGTGCTCTCCGGCCCCACCGGACTCCTGCGAGCCCCCAGCGGCGCCCTCAGCGCCTTCTCCGGCCCCAGCGCCAGCGTCACCGCCAGCACCATCGCCGCCTTCCTCGAGGAAGCGAACAAACTGGAACTTCGGATCGAACGCGGGCCCGATCGGGTACTGAACAATAGGCGCGAGTGCCATGGGTGATTCCTTCTATGAGTCCCCATTGCGGGGCATCGGAAAGAACCCCACGCCGTTGCGGCGCGAGGCTGTCAGAAACGCTTGAGATCAGCAGCGAAGCCGTAGCCCTCGCCGCGAATGGCGGCCAACGTCTGGCCTGCCGGGGTGATGTAGCCGTACTGGGTTAGCAACCGGATCGCGTCATCACGCGAATTGGCCCGCTTATAGATCTCTTCGGGCATCATGCGCTGCTTCGAACCGCCAAGAGAGCGGTAGTAGCCGCGCTTCGAGGTTCCCTCAGATGTGACCTTCGAGCCGCCAACAGTCGTGGACATGCCGCGGCGTGCGTTCACGACCTGGTTCATGTCGGCGCCGTCGCGGATCGCCTGCGCCCCGTCCTTCGTGAAGCGCTTATCCTGCTCGGCACGAGACAGCGAATCGAAGTACTTGTAAGGATCCGTGCGCTTGCTGCTGCCCGCGACGCTCTCGCCCGCCGGCACATGGATACAAGCGCACTGCGGATGCCTCAGAAAGCCTGAGTTCCACCTGTAGAACCGGCCAGCGAGCACAGCGCACCTCGAGCAGCACTTCCCGGACGTCTGCCGGATATAGCCCGTCACCGTGCGGCGAGTCGTTATCCCCACACCATCGGCAATGCGGCCGGCGTCCGTCACGCTGCTCGAGGCGAGCATGAGCGCGTCATTCAGCCCCGCTGCCATCGCCCGGTCTACGCTCACCCCGTTGCTGATCGCATCAAGAGCCGTGTATGCCGGGGACGCGAGCAGACCCGCGAGACTGCGGCCATCGCTCGCGATCCCCGCCAGCGACGACGGCACAACATCCTCGCCATCGTCATCTATCCCCTGAGCGGCGAGAGACGCCTTGACGTAGTCATTCGAACGGGACGCAGCCACAAGCTGAAGCATCGAGACCGTCTGAACAGCCCGAGGCAAGAGCGCCGCCCACGAATCCGAGATCTGGGCACTGTCGACCATCTGCCACAATGCTTGAACCCGGTAAGCCGCCAGATCGCTCAGCTTGACCTGCTCGGCGTGATGATCAGCGGCTATAGCCTCAGCCGAGGCCATTCAACTCGTCCGCCTTCGCCTGATCCTCAGCCGCAAGACCGCCACGGGCCGCCTGCATCGACTCCACAGCAGCCGCCAACGGGTCAGCCGCGAGCTCAGCCTGACGCATCGCCAGCACACGCTTGACCTCATCCGGCCCAAGGCCATACCGCTCGGCGATGTACTCGAACGGGAAGCCAACCTGCTTCATCTTCAACATCGCGTCAGCCATCTGCGCCTCAGACCTGTACTGGACATCAGCCCAAAGCGCCTGACCCGACGCGATCGCCGTCAAACGCTTCTGATCAGCTCCCTGGCAGATCGCCACAAGCCGGTTTATCTCCCGAATCGCCGGGTTGACGTACCGGATCCGCTCACGCGTCTTCGACACAAGGCCCGCCTCAGCGATAGTCAGCGACTCGGCGGCCGTGTTGACCATCTTCGCCACCAGATAGTGCGGGGGAGTCCTCGTCTGGGCCGCGATGTGCTCGACACAGCGCTCGATCACGTTCCCGAACGCGTCAAGCTGAGCGACAGACCACTCGGCGATCTTCGCCTCACCGCCCGGAAGCCACAGGATCGCCTCACCGTGCAGCTTGTCGAGCTCCACAGGACGCTCACCGATGACCTGACCCTCAGAGTCAAGGATCGGGATAGCGGGAACATCGGCGCCCGTCACAACCTTCTGAGGCAGCGACGCGGAATCGAGCGCGTTCAGCAGATACGCCCACACCAGATTCACACTGTCCTGCATCGCCATCACGCCGGCGATGTCCGAGATCGGGGAATCATCGAGCAGCGTCTGATTGCGGAGCTCCACAACGGGCACCACACCGAGCGGGTTCACCTCGGGCTCAGCGGGCTCACCGTTCGGCATCAGCCGCGGAGCCCAGCCACCCAGCACCGCACGGTCGTAATACCGTCCGTCGCGGTCATAGTTAAGGTAGCGGTCCTCGCCCGACTCGCGCTGGAACTTGTAGATGAAATCCGGTGTGTACAGCGTCGCGTAGTCGAACTTGTCGTCAATCCACACCACAAGCGCCGCACGACGCTCACCCGTCTGCGGATCCGTATCCACGAGAGTCTGCGCCGGGTGCTCGAACGTGATCCGAGGCGTCACACCATCATTCGGGGACACCAGCGCGAACGCCCGAGAAGCCGCACCGAACACAAGGAACGCCTCAGAAGACGAACTCTCACAGTCGTTCGCCTCCCACACCCGGGCGAGCTCGATGTCGAACCCCGTGTTCTGCCCGAACAGACGGAACCCCGTGTAGTTCATACGCTCGGCGCCCGACTGGGCCACAGGAGAGCACCAGTTATCCGAGAAACCCGAGAACCGGTTCGCGAAGTACTCGCCGAACTTATCCGACGCGTACTTCAGCGTTCCAGTCGTCCCACGGACGTAGTTCAGACGCTCATCGATCGCCGGACGACGGTAGATCAGCTCATTCGAATACCGCTGGGTCATCTTCTGAGCATCTTGGAGGGACAGCAGGGCCACTCGGCTACCTCCTTGTGCTCGTGCCGGTGTACAGCAGATTCGATTTCTTCTTGAGGTTCGACCGCACAATGCCGTCGAGCCCAGTAACAGCCGCCTGGAACCCATCGATACGGGCCGACGACTTCTGACGATCAGGCTTCACAGGCCGGATATTGTCGAGACCGTCGTTCTTCGTCTCCACAACCGACGCCATCCACCGCATGACCGGATTCCCGTCCCAACGCATCAGCCCAGCCGTCCACAACCGCTCCATTTCCTTCGAAGCGGGAGACAGGCCAAGGAAGGTCTGCGCCACAGGTGCGATCTCCACACCCTTGAGCTCCGCGTCAAGCTCCTGCACAAGCTGACCCGCGAACATCCGGTCATAAGAGACACGCTGCATGTCGAAATGCTTGCAATCACCGATCACAGCGGACTTCACCGCCGCGTAATCGATCACATTGCCCTCAGTCGCCGTTATCCAGCCGTCTTCGATCCACCTGTGCAGCGGAACCTGAAGCTTCTTCTCGAGCTCGTCCACGACATCCTCAGGCACCCAAAGACGCGTCAGAAGCTCGTACTGGGCGCCCGGACGGTTCGACTCCACCCACACAGCCCACGCCGTAAGGTCAGCGACCGCCGACAAGTCGAGGCCGCCCCATGCGCGCCGGCCGCGAAGCTTCGCACGATCCGCGTCCGCGTCCAACGCGTCCCACTGATCGAGGTTCACCCAACGGACAGTGCTCCGCGAGCGCACATTCAGCGACAACTGCTTGAACGTCGGCAGATACGTAGGCGATGCCTTCGCCTTCGTCGCCTCGTTCCGCATATACGTCAGCGTCGGAGACTTACCAAGCCCCGGATTCGCCAGGCGCCACGTTTCCTCAGCGAAAACGTCCTCGCCCTCATCCGCGGCCCAAACCACGCCGTACTGCGTCGGGTTCTTCACCACGCCATTGGCGCAATTCTCAACGAGAGAATGCTTCTCGTCGTAGATCGTGCCCTCTTCCGCCTCATCAGCGGTCGTGATGTACATGATCAACGGCTGATCACGGGCACCAACACCCGTCTCGATCGCCTCAACGAGCTTCCGCTGATTCCTCAGCGTGTGAACCTCGTCAATCGTCGCGCCAGACACGTTCAAACCGTGCGCCGTCTCAGCGACCCTCGAGAGAACACGGAGGATGCCGCCCGTCTTCGGGACACGGACCACTTCTTTCAGCGGTTCGATCCGCTTCCGGGCCGCCGGCGACGTCATCAGCATCCGCTTGGCGTCCTCGAACACGCGGCCAGCCTGAGTGGTCGACCCAGCAGCGTTATAGACCTCAGCGCCCATCTCGCCATCAGCGAGCAAAAGGATCCCAGCCACACCCGACGCGAACGTGCTCTTGCCGTTCTTACGCGGGATCTCAATCCACACGTCACGGATGACCCGCACAACCCGGTCAATCTCCGGGTTATGCCACACCCACCCGAACACCGGGGCCAGAACCCAAACGACCTGCCACGAATCCAGACCGCGGCCGATACACATCGGCACCCCAGCCCAACGACCCTTCGTGTGCTTGAACGCCGCCAAAGCATTCAGAGCCTTAGCAGCACGCTCCACATCGAACCAAGCACCCTCATGCTGATCCGCCTGGAACGCCACAGTGAGCGGCGCCCGATCGATCGCCTCCTGAATGTCCTCATCCGTCAGCCCAAGCTCAACCAGAGCGTCATACGGCACAGGGAGGTTGTGCGGCGTCCACTGCTTCCGCGCCATGCCGCCTCCACTTCAGCGGATCAGTCGAACGGATCGTCGTCTTCGTCGCCGCTACGGTCGCCGAGCCTCGTCGCCGCCGAAGGCGACAGGCCGAGCTCGCCGATCAGCGCCCGAAGATGCGACCGGTACTGATTCAAGGGAGCCGTCCAAGCGTTCTTGACCTGCCCCCGCTCCGTCATCACGACCATTCCTTCGATCGAGATCGCCCGCTCACCCTGCCGGATCCTCGCGTACGTCACGCAATACTCGATCAGCGTCTCCTGCTGCTCGCCGACGAGCCCCACAGTGCGAGACAACGACGGCGCCAGCTTCACCCACAGCCCGTGACAGACCTCCCGAGCCTTGGTATTTTCCTCATAGACACCCGAACCCTCCGGAAACCACTCAGCCCAGTCAGGTTCGACCAAATCCGAGGGATTGAACTTCGCGGAATCCTTCACGGGCCGCTTCCCCGGGTTCCCCTCGCGGACAACCTGAAGCGCCGGCTTCGGCTTCGGTCCAGGCGTCGCCATCGGGCCTCCTAGAAACGAGAGAAGCGCTCTCCACAAGAACCGTCGAATTCGCGGCGGCACGCGGCGACCTCACCGGCGGGTTTCTGGGAGGTCCGCGAGGGGGTGGCCCCCCGGGGTTTTTCGTCGGCGCGTGGTGCTGCGCGTCGGGGTTTGTCAAGTGGGAGTGCCGACGCGTGGATGTCGGGGCTGTCAGGCCACCTCGAGCAATGCATGAGTGAGGTGTCTGACCCGAGTCGAGAGCGAGCGTGTGGGGAGTCCACGTCGGTGTCTGTCTGCGTACCAGTCGAGCAGTGGCAGGTCACGCTTGTCGCTGTTGCACGCCTTACAGCAGGGCACGATGTTCGTGATGCTGTTCGATCCACCACGACTGAGCGGGATGACGTGATCAGGTTCATAGTCTGTCGTGTGCTGCTCGCAGTAGGCGCAGACTCTACCGATGCCGATCCATATCCGAGACACCTCAGCCCATGCCCAGTGATCAGCGGGCAATTTGCTGTATCCGTAGCGGTCCCAGTCTCGGCACTTGAGCGAGCAGTACAGCGAGCCGTATCGGTTAGCTCGGCTTGGGTCTTTCTCACAGTCAGCACCGCAGTAAGCGCATGGAATGGTTTGCTTTGCGTGCCTGTTCGTCTGGTGCTGTTGGTTGTAGTGCGAGCCGCACAGGCCGCGTGCACGGTGTGGCTTGCTGCAGTTGGGCATGGTGCAGGTACGCTTGTTCATGTGATCGTCCCTTCACGACGATTGCCAAGCCCCGAGCTGTTGACGCAGCGTCGGGGCTTTCTACTTGGGTGCGTTCCATCCGCCTGGCTGATGCTGGGCGGTGGCTCTTGAGTGGCAGTCGTGGCAGAGTCCGCGACCGTAGACCGGGTTGTTCGCATTGAAGCCGTGCTCGATGAGTTGCTTCCGGCTGAGCGGATAGTGGTCGGCTTCAGTGGACGGCTTGCGATAGCAGAGGACGCATATCGGTTGGCGTGCGAGGACTAGTTCGCGGAATGTTCTATGCCCTCGGCTTTGGTAGCCGCGGTTGCCTCGTCGTCGTTCGGCTTGGGTGCGGTGCTCGTCGCAGCGTCCGGACTTGACGAGCTCGGGGCATCCGACCTGACTACAGGGTTTGAGTGGCGCTGTCGGCATCGGGGGTCTCGAGTGTGCCGACCTTGGCCATGTCTGCGGGTGATGCTGTGACTGGGTCCTCGAGCAGCGTGATCCCTGCGGCTGCGTATGCGGCGCATGTGAGCATGACGCAGTCCATTCCGTACCGTGCGGCCCATGTGCTGAGCGCGTGTGGTGTGGGGATGTGGATGGCGTGTGCGCCGGCGAGGCCGAATGAGATCCGGTTGTAGGGCGTGCCGTCGAGTGCGAGGGCGTGCCATGCTGCGGTTCGGCGTTGTTCGTCTGTAGCTGGCACGTCGAGCCAGGTGATCTGTCCGGCGAAGTGTGACAGTGGCCGTAGCAGCGCTTTGGGGATCTCGGCGCTCATGCACTGGGTGTTGCTGGTGGCGACGATGCAATGGTGGAACGGTGAGCCTGTCGTTGCGACGATGGCTTTTGCCCAGAAGTCTTGCCCGCCTTGGATGAGCCCGATGCGGCCGGTCAGATCCATCGGGCCTCCTGTTTTAGGCTGCGATCTCTTGACCGTCGATGAGTGTTCGTCCGTTGCGGATGCGGTAGACGTAGGGCCACGATTCGGTGTCGTTGTAGTAGGCGAGACCGAAGCCTTGCTGCCAGTTCTCTACGACGTTCGCTGGTTTGCCGTCTGCGCCGATTGCACCGTTCACGCTGGGCACTGCACCGTCGACGCGGCATAGGCAGCCGGGGTTGGCTGAGTACGCTTCGACGGCTTGGCCGCGGGGACCGAGGGTTGATCGGTAGGTGATTTCGGGCCGGTGTGTGTGGCCTGCCCACGTGTTGAGGTGTGGTACCTCTGACACGTATTGGGCTGTGGTGGATCCGCGGCTGTTTGCTTTGGTGCCGTGGATGTTCCGTGTGGTGTCGTTGTCCCAGTCGGTCGCTGCGGGGTAGGCGTCGACGTACTTGATCTCGAGCTCATCGAGCCTGAGCAGGTTGGGGATGGACATCACGGGCCACGACTCGGGCAGTGCGGCTTTGCGGAGTCCGAACGCGGCGAGGGCGTTGGTTTCCACGAAGTTCTGCATGCGCTTGTCATGGTTGCCCTCAACGACGATGATCTCGGCGTCGGGGCAGAGTCCGCGGAGTGTTGCCAGGAACTTGTGGCCGGCGTCGAGTGCGGCTTGTGTGGTGAGCGCGAATGCAGCCTCTTGAGCCCAACGTGATTGGGATGCGAGGTCTAGGAAGTCGCCGAGGATCTGGATTTTGTCGGGCTGGTATGTCCAGCAGGCTTTGGCGAAGACCATCATGGCGGCCTCGTCGTGGAACGGGTCGAGCGTCCCGTCAGCCAGTCGCCGGTATCCGATCTGCGTGTCAGCGCACTTCATGGCCAGCTTGAGGTCACGGATTGGCTTCGTCGGCCTTAGCGAACCGAGATCCAAGACAACGGCAGCTGCGGGCTGGATGACAGGCCACGCAGGCGCGCCATCCTTGCCCGTCTTCGGACGCACGTTGTTGAGCTTGTTCCAGAAGCCGCCGGCTGGGTTCGATGTCCAGCCCCACGTGAAGGTGACCTGATCGGGATCCTGCCCGCGTGAGCGGATGAATTCGCAGTAGTCCTCGTAGCCCCATGGCTGTTCGGAGTATCGGCAGTAGTTTGCCGATCCATCCGGGTTGTGGGTTTCGAATTCGCCTGCGCGGCTGGTTTCGGCAGTATGCTGCCGTTCCTTGGCGGCGCGTTTACGTTCGGCCCGTCGCCTATCGCGTTCGCGACCGCTGGGCGCATTGGGGTCGCGGGGCGGGTGGGAGTGCTGGCACCTGCCCTTGTCGGGGATGATCGGGTGACCGTCTGAGCAGCGGGCCACGCGACCTCCTGTGTATCGTTCGGGCGTGCTTGTCGCGGCTTAGGTACCGCTTGTGCCGGGAACACCAAGCACGCCCGAAGTCTTGAAAGAGGCCCGTTCTTTGTGATGCCGGTGAACTTGGGCGATAAGTTCCGGGTGTGACTAGCCGGGCTGGCTCGGGGGGAGCGATGCACTTCCGGCTGTCGGCATGAAAAAAGCCCCGAGCTGGTTGGCTTCGGAGCTTCGGGGGACGTCGAACACGCCCGATTCCCACACTTTAGCACGTTAGTTACATGTGTGGTATTACACGCGTGTCATTTGTCGGCGTGTCGAGTGCCACACGTCGAGTACTTCGTGTGGGAGGTAGGTGGGTAGCGGGTCGCGTGAGACTGGCTTGAGTTTGCCTTCCCTGGCCCAGTCTCGGATGAGCATGCTGGTCACGGTTACACCAGCGTTCTCTTTGAGCCAGGGAACTAGCTTGCGGGTGGGCATCGCTGGGGCGATGTTCTGCACGCGTTCCCTATTGCCAGCGTGGTCGATGCGTTCCTCAATGGGTCCGCTGATCATGAGTTCGGCTTTGGTGACCCAGTCTTGGATGAGTGCGGCGATGCCGGCGGCGTGTTCATCGGTTTCGTAGGTGCTGGCGTCGTGGTCGACGGATGCGAGGTTGATCTTTATTTGGACGGCGTCGAGGTTGAGTGGCGCCGCGGATCCCGCCTTGTTCCCTCCACCGCCGCCTTGCTGTTTCCGGACCTTGTCCAGTCTGGCAATGGTGACGTCGAGTTCGGGGAGCAGGTCGGGGATTTGGTCGATCCACGCTTGCAGGTCGGAGACGCATTGGTGGCAGAGGTTGGTTGCGGTGTGGTTCTCGCATTTGGGTGTCGTGCATTGCACGAGACTCACGGTTCCCGCCTTTCTTCGTCGGCTTCCTGTTTGGCCCAGTACTCGGCGTCCTCGCATGGTGCGCAGAGTGGGCCGGTGTGGGTGATGGGGTCGCCGCAACGCTCGCACTCGTGTTCGGGTTCGGCTAGGTGCTTACGTTCGGCGCTCGCGAAGGCCGAATTGCTCATCGTTCCCCTTTCAGCAGCCAGACGAGTTGTTCGAGGGTGAGAGTGACCCATTGCTTGGCTGGGTCCGCGATGCCGTGGCGTTTGTGGATGACGGCGCCTGTGAGTGCCTGGTCGTTCTCGATCTCGTCGGCGAGCTCAGTGGCCCACCCGGCGAGGTCTGTGCGGGTGGTGTTTTTGCATTCGAGGACGATGCGCCGGCCGTCTTTGGTGCGTAGTCCGCCGATGTCGCCGCGGTCTTTCGCTCCGGTCTTCACGCGGCGGTCTACGCGGTCGTCGTAGTGCTCGGCGAGGTAGTCGGCCACCTGTCGTTCGAAACGCGCTCCTGCGGCCTTTGCTGAGGCTCTGGTGCGGGTCACAGTGTGATGCCTCTCTGTCGTGCGCGGCGGTAGATGAGCATGTAGGTCGTGTGGTGTCGGTGCCACCAGTGGTGGCAGCCTTTCGCGGCTTTGTAGTGGCGTCGGAACGCTGCCCGGTAGGTGCGCTCGGTGAAGGTCACTTGGCCTCCCGTCGTGCGATTTCGCGTTCGATGTACCATTTGGCCTTTTTGAGGTCTTCGATGGCGTCGTGTTTGAGGTCGCAGCGCCAGATGTACTTGAGTGCGTTTCCGAGGTTGAAGCCCATGTGCTCGGTGATCTGGATGCATTCGATGCCGGACGGGTGGCTGGTGTAGTGCTGCGGGTGCTCGATCGGATCGCTCAAACCTGCTCCTTAACGTCGAACGCCGCCCCGTCTGGAGCGGCGCAGTGGCGGCCAATCATTGGTGTCGGGTCTTGTCCCGGCGAGGATTTCCTGCCAGCAGTCGTGGCAGTAGCGGGCGTCCCAGGCTGGGTGGTCGGCACAGTGCGGGCCGGCGCGGAACGGGGTCACGGGGTGGCTCGGTAGGGGTTGAGTGTGATGCCGCCGTATAGGCAGTCCATGCATGCGCCACAGGGCGTCGTGCATTCGGGCTGATCGTCGCTGCCCGCCGCGTAGCCCTCATCCCACGCCTTGGCCTTCTGCTCATTGAGCCAGTCGTCGGCTAGTGACGGGTCATCCGCGAGGTGTTGCGCCATGGCCGCCTCGTAGCCCTCATTCCAGATCCTGGCGCGAGTCTCCGTGTCAACGCACGCCACCATGGGCACAAGCTCCGCGTTGTCGATGTCGATCCCAGCCTTCTCAAACTCCGGTCTGAGTTGGTCCATCCAGACTTGCGGGATGAAGTTAGTCACCGTTCGCCTCCGACGTGCAGGACGGTCAGGCCGCGTCTGGTGGTCCCCGCCAGCCGCCCCGATGTCTTGCCCTGCCGGAAGTGCTCTGTCCCGCACCACCAGAACCCATGGGAATCCTTCTGCCATGCGGCGGGCGGGTCGAAGAATCCGAGCACCACGCTCCCGACTGGCAGCGCGTCCAGAGCCTCGGCTGTGGTGACGGTGCGAGGTGTCAGCCGTTTCACCTCCGACATAAGCCACTCGCGGTTCACCAGCAGCCACGGGATGTCCTTCTCGTCGGCCACCTTGTAGCCGCCATCAGGGTGCTCGGCGGGAATCCACTGCGAGGGCTTGCGGTACCCGGCGGCGAGGATCGCGTCGGTTAGGTGGCCGACGTGAGCGGGTGGCGCGTATTCCAAGCCTGGGCAGATCTCCGTGCCGCAGGAGCATTCTGAGCCGCTGCCTCGCTCGTCCTCGAAGTAACAGTAGGTGTCGTGGCAGCTGACGAGCTCAGCCAGTTCGTCTCTCTCGTTGCTCATGTCGTCTCCTTCACCCAGCGCGGGTCTGGGGTTGCGTCTCGGTATGGGTCGTGGTGTTCGGCTATGCGGTCGGCTCGGCAGCCGCGGCATGGTTCGTAGTCGTCGTGGGTTCGGCAGCGT